CTCCTCATTTAACCTAAACGGTCCACTTCCTTCAAAGGGAAGAAACTGAGAGCCTTTGCGGGCCGCTCAGAGGATAGGCCTTAGTATTATTGCCAAGGCCCGAGATCATGCCATCCGTGAGCATGAATTCGTGTTATCTTCGGAACCGTTGACTTCCTAAGGTCGTGATGACCTAGGGAAGGAGTCAGGCTAGAGACACCTCTTTCAGCGGCAATTAGGAACTGCTGCCTGCCGAGGTAATAATCCCCGAGACGTCCCTGTGAGGGGACGATCTTGCTAGACTCAGCGGCCATCAGCACAGCGGTATAACCCGCGTGCCGATCAGTCATGGGCTTCTTCACAGGAGCCCGGGTGATAGCGTTGAAGAGGTAGCCCCCCCATCCCTTCCGAGCCAGCTCGCGCCAGCTCTTCAAGGAAATGGAAGGGAGTGCCTCGTCAAAGTTCGAGAGGATACCACAATCACCAAAACCCTCTGGGATCTTAAAGATCCTGAAGGGCTTCGGAATTGCGGCAACCACTAAATCCCACGTGTGCTTGAAGAGAAGGCTGCAACCATAGCCGTTTTCACGGCGATGGGCAAGCCTTCTCAAAGCGTTCGCGAGACGGAACTTGCTTTCCACCGTTGACAGACTTTCCTTAAGGAAAATCGGCCTCACGTCGTACCCAAAGAAGTAATCTTTTCCGCAGGACTCCCTAAAGGGGCCGTCTTTGAAACTTTTGGTTTCATTGACAACAAAACCTGCGTACGAGATCACTCTGGTCACCGACTCATAGTGGCGGGCGGGAACGATCAAGTCGTCCCCGTATACGCTCACGAACGAGTCGTCTTGATAATCCTGGGCCGCTCGGCATAGGGCCCAGAAGATCAGACTTTCGAGTTCGAAAGTACACCCGTTCCCCATTGAGGAGAACTTGTGATAGTGCACCCATTGGTCCCTCTTGCGAAGGTACCCCTGTTTGCTCCTGATCATGTCAAGCAGTTTGAACCACTTCTCTGGAAGCAAGAATCGTACTACCTCAGTAGAGATAGTATCGCTTGCCCCCGAAAGGTCAATGGTCGCTAGGATCCCGGTAAGGGAACCAAACTGTGCCAGACGCTGATTTACCCCTTGATCATTTAGATCTTGGGCAGCGTAAACGCGCAGAAGGCGCCGTATCTCTCGTCCAAAGCCGCGCTGTAAAAACGAATTTACATGCGGTTCTTTGGCGATGACGCGGTGCGTCTTTGCGTTCTTCGGTACAAACACGATCTCATTGCCTCTCACAATGCTGAAAGCGTCTCTCACGAGACTAACAGGCAGAGAGGGGAACTCGTCAGTTTGCAACTGACAGTTCAACCAGGCAGGGATGCTGTTTATACAGCAGTGACCCATGATGAGAGTATTGCTCGTGACGTCAAGCTTCGCTTTGAACTTGACGTACGCGGATGTGAGTGAACCGGAAGTCGACGTTGTCGCTCCCGGACCCCATCCAAACTCGCTTGCTATCGAGTCGAGGTCAGGCTCTCCAAGGACAGAGGCAATTTTTCGACGTGCAGACAGGAAAACCCTGCGCATCGTCGGGTCCCATAAGTGTGGGTCCTCCTCTAAGGCCTTGAATCGCCTGTTCGTCTCTTTGCAAGCGTCTTCACAGTCAAGGAAAGTTTGCAATGCTTTCCCTTCAGGATCCAGATCTTCATGTCGAAAATCTGGGAACTTCGCCAGGAACTTCGTGACCAACTGATCATTGCTGAAAGCAATGGGACTGTTGTAATGAAGTGGATTGACTTCCAACGCAACCAATTGGGCATATTCTTTGTGTTTCCACAAGATGAATACACTCAGGCTGCGCGGGGAGTCAACCGCTTGGCACAGACTGTGGAGAACCACGTCCAGCAGTGCGTGACTGCTGTCACGACTCGAGGGGCTTAGCCCCTCAATCAGCTCTTGCTTATGCATAAGCCCTTTCTTCCCTTATGGGATAGATGTTGTTACCCACCGACTTCGTTCTACTTGTTAGTAGATGAAGTCGTAGTCGTGGACCTGATTGGTCACGACTGCTTCATTGATCAGATCACGGAGCTGCGAAAGCAGGTCCTTTCGTTCTTGCAGCGTGCTTTTGGCAGGCAGCACGAACTCGATCGTACCGAGAAGAGTGTGGGACAGCTTGGGCTCGGCAGGATAGCCAGAGCTGGTGCTGCCGGACGAGTCGGCGAGAATGGGGTTCTCGAGCTTCCAGGTGACTTTCGTCGCCTGGATCTTCTTGTCTGCCGGCCGCTGGAAGCATGTCAGCCGATTCTGGCCCAGGATCACGCTCGTTACCGAGCGGTTGATCCAGGACAGAATCGAGTTGAGCACGCCGCCAGCGACGACATACGAGAGGGCCACGGGCGTTGCCGCCGCGTCGGTCAGGGTCACAGTGCTGCGTGCAGCCATTGTGATTCATCTTTCATTGTGAGTTGATGAGACGCAACGGGTTTACACCCGAAGCGTTCGACGACTACTCCCTTTGGAGGAAGCGGCCGTCTGCAGCAGTGCGATCGCGGAAAGACCGTGAGCGGAGTCTTTGAACGCAGCCTTCTCGTTAGCAAATGAGTCGTCAGACCCATCTGTTGCGGAAGATCTGTGTCCAAGACCCCGAGGGTCCTGCCACTTTGGGAATGGGACCGTGGGGAAGTCAAGCACGAGTGATCGATCTATATCGAACCACCAGAGCGAGGCTTCAGCGCGACCAAAACATACCAATCGCAAAGACCCGGACGGGTGAGAGGTTTGATTACCATAAATTGCAGTTTGCAACTTATGAAGCGAGCGGGTGGTTCTCCACCCACTGTGGAAGGTCAGTCCCTGGGTAGCAGTGAGCGCTTTTATCGCATCGCCGAGAGGAATAAACCAATCGGCGACGAAACTAAACGGCACCAGCTCCCAGGCAACCTCCAACGGGTTTGTTAACCCGAAGGCTCTGACCGCCTGAACAGCACCTGGAGAGATGCTGTAGCGGACTTCCATAGCCTGCCACTGCTGA